TGGTAACAGCGTCAGTTGCAGCAGAACCATCAGCAAGATTAGAAATTTTATTTGAATTTGCATTTAATGTACCTGCCATACTGACAGAACCATCAGCTTTTATAAATGCTTGTGTATCTAAAAAGTTTTTTGTAACAGCGTCTTGTGCATCAGTAGGGTCAGCTACATTCTTTATTTGTTTATTACTAGCACTTAAGTTAGCTCCTAAAGGTACAATACCTGCTGCTGTGTCATCTGCTGCTTCTTGCAAAGCAAAGATAAGTTGATCTGTATTAGCGTCTAAATCTGCCTCTGTTAAAACACTACCATCTGAAAAATCTACTTGTTTTGCACTAATATTTGTATTTCTTTGAAATCTAATACTGGAACCATTAGCAGGTGCAACAGTAAATTGAATCGTTGTTGGACTAGGAAATGTATAGTCTGTATTTAGAGTTTTTGCTACACCATCTACAGTTACATCTACCTCTGCTTCCGATAAATAATTAAAAGAAACTGCATAAGGACCAACTGTATTATTAGAAACGTGATCTGTAAATGAAGGAGTAGAGTTGGTAGCCATGATTAATTAGATAAATTCCTTAGATATTTGTCAGAGTAATCTATTTGAATACCAGACTTATAATCCATTATACGGTCTTGTTCATTTGATGAAAAGTTATTATCAATATATTCTTGTTCTACTATTCCAATATAAGTTTTATTTATATAAGTAAGTTCTGCAAAGATAGCGTTAGCTGCTATTTGACCTGCCTGACTATTTAAACCTTCTTCTTCAATAATATCTCTATTTGATTTGTAATCATCTGTTTTTAAATAGCTATTCATACTTTCAAGTATAGTTCCTTCTCCATATCCAACATCAACTTCCACAGTATTGATTCTTATTTTCAAAGCATTGTAATCATTTGTATTTAACCTTATTGGTACAAAATCTTCTTTATTAAAGTCACCTGTTATAAATTCACTAGGTTCTTGTATTCTTCTTCCTATCTGAGTTAGTGCTGTCCATATAGGTTGATTTTTACTTTTACTTGTAACACTTATACCAAATACATTACCTCCTATTCTGTTTGGATATTCGATTGGTTCATTTGTTATATGTTCTACATCAAATGGTATGTCAGCACCGATTCCATATTTTGCTGTGAATTGATTAAGAATAGCACGATTTATAATTGACCAATTACCACTTTTTTCATAGTTAGGGTCTGTTGGGTCTCCTGTTGTTAAAACATCACCTGCTCTTACTTTTGTATCTGGTCGTTGTTGATTTGCTCTAAATGGACCTAAGTTACCTTTTATTTCTTTTATTTCTTTATGACTAAATCCCATAACTCTTAATATGTCATTTGGGTATCTTCTTAAATCTGATACCAAACCAGAAAAAGGTAAACGAGAAGCAAATTGCCTACCTACAAAATCTCCTACTTTTTTCATTCTGTAATTTTTAACAGCATCACCACTAGAATCTGTAGGAGCTGAACCATCACGGAATATGTTTATAAATTCTTCAAATTGTGAAGTCCATGAATCGTTGTACATATTTTGTACTACAGATGCAATTAGACCAGTTGTTAAATCGTCATAAGGTTTACCATCAAACATACCTAAAGAATTTGTAACATCTACGATAATCTTCATAGTTCCCGCAAAAGGTTCAAGCCAACCTTCGTATGAATCGTATCTATAAACAGGTTTACCATCTTCACCTATTTTTGGTTCTCCGTTTTCTTCATACTGTAATCTACCAATACTGTATGGTCTCCAACCATTTTTATACTTATTAATCCACATATTTTTTCCTTCTTCTTTTCCAAAATCAGGACCACCACCTGTCAATATAAGTGGAGGTATATATGTAGGGTCTGACATTAACATATTTGCGCTTACAGTAAAACCACCAATAGCAGTTACTACAGCTATTGCATTATTAATATCTCCAATAGCTAAAGCTCTTACCTTTGGGTCTGGACTATTTAGTTGTTTTGCTAACTGTGGTATGAAAACTTCACTTAGAGGATTTAAGTTTCTACCACCTATTACTGGCAAACTCTTAGGATAGTTTATTGGTTGCATATTTACAGGATTAACTATTGGTACAAACAAAGGATTCATACGATAGTTGGCTTCCTTAAGGTTTGTAGGTGTTCTTGTAAAAGAAAGCATAAATCTTAATGCAGGGAACTGATTAGCTTTATCATCAGCGTATTTTGAGATACCTCCAAATGGACCAGTAGTATCTATTTCTTGTGTAAAGGTTGCAAATTTAGCTTGTTTTTTTGCATGAATTAAAAATCTTTTTGTTAAATCATCAAGTTTTTTATTACCATTTTGTGCATACCACTCAAGAACTGCCATCTTGTGTTTATTTATAAATTTATTTATATCATCACCTTGTAGTGATCTTCTCTTAGCTTCTAAGAAAGCCATGTAAGTAATATCTGCTATAAGGTTTGGAGCCTGTACCATAGCGTCAGTAGCGGTCATATTTCTTCCAGAAAATCTAATTGCTTGACCTGACTTATTAATTATCCCTGCACCAAGTCCACCTCCGTCACTTTTAATTGCAAATTTATTTTCAAATTTTCTATTACCTATATTGATAAAATTATCTTCTAATTTCATAGATTTTTTATAAGCTGTTCTCATGAAATGATAATTAGTATGTAAAGCTACAAGATGTCTCATAGCTGCTTCAAATGCTTCTGGATTTCTTGCACCATAAAAAAGTTTTAATTGTCTGTAGTAAGTATTTAAAGTTGCAGAAATAAAGTTTGCTGTATTAGTACCAAATCTAAACAACATACCATTAATACCTATTTCATTAACTACTCTCATACTTTGGTTGAAAGGATTATCATCTTTTACTCGGAAAGCATTAACTTTAGTAAGACCAAATAATGTTTCTGGTTCTCCTTCTGCTGCTTGTATCATTTTCCCAATTCTGTATAGTTCTGAATAATCTCCTGTTTGCTTAGAAAGTTCTAATTGTCTTGTTAAATCTTTCTTCAAATCATCTGCACTAAAAGTAACTTCATTTATAGTATTCGCAAATTTTTCTTCATTAAGAGTTTTTGTTTGTGGTACTTCGTCAGCCATATAATCTGCTGCTGTTTTTCCACCCATATCTTTCTTAACTTCTATATTTAATTTTTCTAAAGTCTGACCTGCCCTACTTGCAGGTACTAAATAATTAGTTAGCCATTTTTTCATGTCATTTATTTTGTTTGATAATTCAACTATTGCTGTTTCTATAGCTTCTGGATTCTTACTATTTAAAGCTTTAAGGTATGCGTTATTAGCATTGTTAAGATTTTCTGCTGACATAACTGCTGTTATTGCTAAAGCAGCATTAACTTCTTTTGTTTTTGTAATACCATGAAAGTTTTCTATTTTTTGTGCTTCACTTTCTATTAATTGTGTTTTAGATATATCAATTATTTTCTTTGAAAAATCTTTTTGTTCTGGGTCAAATAGTCCTAAAGCTTTTATTAATGTCTCTTGATCTGATTCAGATTCAAGGCTAGTCCAACCTTTACTCTTCAAAGCTTTAACTATATTTTTAAAGTTTGTAACATTAGGTTCATCAACATATTTAAGTAATACTGTCTGTGTTGGATTGAGATTTGTGTCTCCTAATTCAGGTGAAGAAAGGTCTTTAGAATTTGCTTTTACAAATGCTTGATCTGTTGGTACATCTATTTTTAATCCTTGAGTACCTTCTCCTGTTGCTTTAAAAGAACCTGTTTGGTCTTTTACTAAGTTCTTAATTTTTTCATGTATCTTGTCTCCATATTTTTTTACTGCACTTACACTTATACCTTGTTCTTCAAGTAATCTTGTTAATCTTTCTTGTGTTCTTATTTGACTTTCAGTTGGTTTTTTCTTAAAAAACCTATTACCTCTTAATATATATGCAACCTTATCTATATCAGAATTAAAATTTAATTGAACATTTCCGTATCTTGGAGACATTTTGACATAACCTTTTGGTAAAACAAAATCACCTATGCTTATATTTCCTATGTTGAATTTCTTTTTAGTTGCATTATCTATAGACTCGTCTAAATTTTTTACTTCAGGTTCTACTTGACCATCAACCATTTTTATTTTATTAGCTTCAAGATCGTCACCATTTACATTTGCTTTTTTAGTTGGATTATCATCAACAGCTTTTTTAAATTTATTAAGAACTGAAAAAATTTTATCTAATTTCTTTTTATCGTTTTTTGTAATAAGCTTATTTATTTCATCAGCACTTTTATCAGCAAACTTATTAATGTACTTTTCAAGTTGATTCATAGTGCCTTTAAAAGTCGCACCAAAACTACCTCCTAAACCTATAGCTGTTAAATATTCTTGTACGCTAGGAAATCTTTTTTCGTCTATTAAAGTTCTAATCGTTAATTCTGTACCTGCTAAAGTACCACCAAAAATACCTGATTGCCTTATACCTTTCCAACCTTTAGCTGTAGAACCAAAAGGTATAGCTTGGACTACAGCAGCAGCAAAAGCTTCTCCATAATTTATTTGTCCACCAAAACCTACTTTTGCTTTATCGCCTAATCTTGCTTTTTGTGAAGCAATATTTAACTCCCAACCAACACCAAAATTAACAACAACATTAGCTGTAATCCCCCATGGACCCATACCGAGTAGAGGTGCAGTAGCAACATCAGTAGCCAAACCTCCACCAATTTCTAAACCAAGACCCTGTACCTGTCTAACCCAAGGTCTTAAATTATTTCTATTTGGAATCTCCCACTCAATACCTTTTGCGTCATAATAACTTATAACTTTATTTAATCCTTCTTGAAAGTTTTCACTTTCAACTACATTCAAAGGAATATTATCATTTAAAAAATCCCAAAACTTGATGCCTGTATTTTCTTCAAATACTCTTTGCGCTTCTATTCTATCTTTAGGTCTTTTTATACTTCTAAGAATATATTCTTTATAGCCAATAAATTCTAAAGCTCCATCACTTATATGAGAATTTATTTGTTCTTTTTCTTTTTCATTATCACCTTCAGCTTGCAGATATAAAGATGTTAATTCTTCTGAAGGGTCAAAATTAACTTCTTTATAAAAAGAAAAATTACCACCATCATCTGTTTCGTCATCATCATTTATCATTGAAAACTCATTATCTTTAAATAAAGAGTTATAAGTATCTTTCATACTTATATCTTGGTTCCAATCAAAATAACTATTTTTTTGTGTATTATCTCCACCTGTATTTTCTGGTTCATACGCAACATTCTTGTCGAACTTTATAAACGTATTATCAAAAGGGTCAAGTGATATAGGTTCAGGTGCTTCAATCTTATCTGTTACATTTTCTTGTACAACTTCTTTTTCTTCTTTTTCTTCTACCTCAATCTCT